AATGGATAGTTGGCCATCTTTTATGAATAATTTTGATGATTTTAAGATAGAATTCAAAAAACTTCTACAAACAGTTGGTGTTACTAAAAAACAAAATCAAGATGTAAAAGTTCGTCCAAATGGTGAAGGTGAAATTATAATGAATAATACAACAAAGGGTAGATATTCACAAATTACATTTGTAAATGTGGGAACACAAGAATATTGTAATGATTTCCCATTAGAAATACCTGTATGGTTTAATGAAGGAGAAATTAAAAGATTAAAATGTTAAATTATAATGATCAAATGTTGTCTTGATTACTGTCTTTACATTATCTACATTTACTGAATTACCAAATTGTTTATATGCTTTTCCATCATCAGGATCAATCTTAAAATCTTCTGGGAATGATTGTAATCTCGCACATTCTCTCGGTGTAATATATCTTTTTTGTTTACCATAAATAGGACACTGATTTATAGCTACTAAACAAGGGAAATATTGAGGTTTCTTTACACGAATACCCGATTGCCTAATCTGTATGAAATAATTAAATATACTATCATTAGGTTTAATTACTCCTACCTGCCATTCAAGTTTACCAAATATTTCTCTTTTTTGCAATATTTCTTTGTGCTTTTCATACCATTTATCCCATTTATCTTTGTATTTATTGATTAGTGGTTTATTTGCTGTAATATAACCTTTTCTCCATTCTGCATAATTATCAAATTCTTCTTGAGTATGACCATTATAATGTTCATTTATCATAATTACCGGTGAAATCTTTTCACCCACTTCAAATGTTTTTATCATTTCTTCCCATGCCTCTAAACATTTTAGTACATCTCCCGAAATAAAATACTTATCATCAACTTCTTCTTTCTTCAACATAAATTTATCTAATTCAATTGTTTTTTCAGTTATTTGTGGTAAAACTACATCTTTTCCATTATAAATATCTTTTCTTACACAAACATGATAAATTCTTTCTCTCTGTTGCGGAATACCATAATTATGTGGCGACATATGGAATAATTGAAGTGTATAATTATTTTCATCTAATTTTTGTCTAACATATTCAATTACTTTACCATTATCTACCTTTAAAATATGCTTTACATTCTCCAAAAACATAAATCTCGGTTTCTTCACTTTTGCGATTCTAATAATTTCATCAAATAACAATCCTCTTTCATCATTAAATGTTTGCTTTTTACCAGCATTCGAAAATGCCTGACAAGGATACCCTCCGCACAAAATATCAAAATCTTCTAAATCATTAGGATCAATCTTTTTAACATCTGTTTGCGGTTCGATACCATAATTCAGTTTATAATTTTCATTACATGCTTTATCTTTATCTGATGCTAAAATACATTCACAACCCATTGATGCTAATGCTTGATGAAAACCACCTATCCCTGAAAATAAATCTATAAATTTCATTTTTTTATCTTCTTTATCTTCTTTAACTTCTTTAACTTCTTTAACAATAATTTTCTTTTCCCTTTTCTTTTTAGGAGTCCCTCCTTTTCTTGCTTTTCTTAAATTTTCCCATTCATAAAATATTTCTTTATATTCATCTGAAATTAATTCGAGAATTCTATTTCTTGAATTTTCACGAATTTGACCATTTTTTTTCTGTGATTTTTTAAGACTAGGATAAGCACTGATAATCTTTTCAACCAATGATAATTCAATTTTTTTTGAATCCATTATTTAATATTATACTTTACATAATTTTAAATTGTAAATCAAATTTATTTATTTAATCTAAATGGATGTTCAATTGTAATATATTCTAATTTTGCTATTAAATTCTTTTGTAACCCTATTAATGCAAGAGCAGTTATCATTTCAATTGCTGTTAATGTTTGTTCTTTGATCGTAACTTTTAAAAAACTTTCAATTGTTTTTCTTAAGAAATTATTCATCCAATACCATCCCACCGCCAATACAATTACATGAAGTATTACTTCACCTAATATTTGGAAATTATTTTCTTTTTTCTTTTTATCTTCTTCTAATGTTGTAAATAAATGATCCAAACCAGGAGCAAAAAATATTAAAACTAATAAATAAATAGTTGTAAAAATACTTAATTTAACATAAACATTATCAAATACCATTTACTATAAATAATATTATTTTTTCATTTGTAAATATAATGCGCTTAATGAAAAAATAACATATAATATAGGCATTTTATCAAATAAATCATGCCTTAAACTATCTCTATTGTTCAAATCATTATTTAAAACATAGTATTGGAATGTTGACCCCAATATCATTAGTATACCAAAATATGCGATCCATTTTTTCTTAAAAACCCCTGCAACACCCGCAATTACAAATCCTGTTCGAACATAAGCTAGATAGGTGCGTTGATTTGCTAATTTTGTTGAATAAATTGATAAATCTAACGAAGTAATTTTATCTGTTTCACTCATTTATATATTATTATTTAAAAAAATATAATTCATTAAATAAAATATGGATATCTTAAAAGAGTTTTCTTCTTTATTTGTTGATTATTATAAAGAATATAAAAAATATACGGAACTTTATGGCGATAATGTAATTGTTCTTCATCAAACAGGTCACTTCTTTGAAATTTATGATTATCCATTTGAAGATGGATTTTTATGTTCTGATATTTATAAAGTCTCTAATATTGTAAATTTAAATGTTACTAGAAGAGATAAAGGTAAAGACTTATCTCCTAAAAACTGGTTAATGTCAGGTGTGCCTTTAATAAAACTTGATAAATATTGTGATATTTTTTTACAGAATAATTATCATGTAATTGTTGTATCTCAAACATCGGCACCTCCTAATCCGGAACGTGAAGTTACACATATTTTATCACCTGGAACAACTTTATCTGAATTTAATCATAATATTATTGAGAATAATTTAATGAGTATTTTTATTGAAAAGACTATTTTTAATCATAAGATTCATTATTCAGCAGGTATTTCTATTATGAATGTTTCTACCGGTAAAAATAAAATTACAAATATTATTCAAAATACAGAAGATGAAAATTTTACTCAAAATGAAATTAAAAGAATTATTTCTTATTATAATCCTGTTGAAATAATTGTTCATACAAAAGATTTTGCTTTAGAAAAAGAAACTTTTATTAATCAATATGATTTAAATCATGATAATATTTATATTAATCTTTTCACGAATCAATCTGAATTTAAACAAATTAGTTATCAAAATAATCTCCTTCAAAAAGTTTTTCAATTTAAAACCATTAATACCCCCATTGAAGAATTAAATCTTGAAATGAAAAATGAAGTTCTTTTATCATATATTTATTTATTGAATTTTGTATATCAACACAAATCAACTCTTATAGAAAATATTGATAAACCTGAAGAATTAGATGATAATAATTATTTGATTCTTTCTGCTGATTCAGTAAGACAATTAAATGTATTTAATAATTATTCATTTTATACTGGTAGAAATAAAGACCTTTTATCTTTAATAAATAAAACTGTTACACAAATCGGTAAAAGAACTTATAAAAATAGATTATTATATCCATGTTTAAATACAGATAAAATTAATGAAAGATATAATATTGTTGAAATATTACTTGATGATAAAATTTATGAAATGATTCGTATGAATCTTAAAAGAATTAACGATTATGAAAAATCTTTGAGAAAAATGTCACTTGATATGTTATCAACAAATGAATTTTATTCAGATTATATTTGTTATGAATTTCTTAAAAAAACAATTCAAATCGTAAAAGAAAATCCTAGATTATGTGAAAAATATTCAAATATTAATAATTATTTTGAATTATTTGATGAATATTTTAAATTTGTCAGTAATACTTTTAATTTCTGTAATTTTAGTTCTTATATAGGGTCTTCAAATATTGTAAAAAGTTTATTTAATAATGGTATTTACTCTGATATTGATGAACTAACCTTTAAAATTATTTCTATTCAAGAAAAATATAAATTTATCTGCGGACAATTAACAAAAATTATTGATCCTAAAGCTAAAAGTGATTTCGTTAAATTAGAGTTTTCTGAAAAACATAATTGGTTTTTACATTGTACAAAAAATAGAAGTAAAACAATCAAGAATTATTTGGATATGAAGAAAAAAATTTCAATTAAAGATAATGAAGGTAAAAAGTTATTTGTTTTTACAAAAGATAATTTATCTTTTAAATTAAAAGATAATTGTAATGTTATTCTTGATAATACAGATATTAATAATCTTAGTAATGATTTTATAAAATATAATAAAGAACTTAATTCTTTGAATACGAAATATTGGAAACATACTATTAAAGGTATTTATGATAAATATAATGAATGTTTAAAGAATATAAATATATTTATAGGTGATATTGATTGTCATGCGAATAATGCATTTATCTCAATTAAATATAATTATTTCAAACCTGAAATTTCTGATGAATTTAATGGTAAATCTTATTTTCGTGCAGAATCTATTAGACATCCTATATCTGAAGAAGTTAATAAAGATAAAGCATATATTGAAAATGATATTGATTTAGGTGTTCAAGAAAAAGATGGTATTTTATTATATGGTATGAATAGTGGTGGGAAATCAACACTATCAAAAGCAATTGCATTATCAGTAATTATGGCGCAATGTGGTTCATATGTTCCTTGTAAAACTTTTGTTTATTATCCTTATACACAAATATTTACAAGAATTTTATCAAATGATAAATTATGGTCAGGATTATCATCTTTTCAGGTTGAAGTTTTAGAAATGAAACATATTTTAAATCATGCTAATCAAAATTCACTCGTTATTGGTGATGAAGTTTTTAATTCTTCTGAATTTGAATCTGCTATTTCATTAGTAAATGGTTGTGTTCAAAAATTACATCAATTAAAATGTTCGTTTGTTTTTTGTACACATCTCCATGAATTAATGACATTAGAAGATATTAATAATCTATTAAAAGAAAATCTTAAAGTTTTTCATTTACAGGTTCGTGTTGAAAATAATATTCTTATTTTTGATAGAATCTTGAAACAAGGTTCAGGTCCAAAATCTTATGGTATTATGGTCGCTGAATCATTAGGTTTATTTAAAGATGTTATTAGTATTGCAAATAAAACAAAAATTGTTCTTAATAATGAATCAAAGAATATTATTAGAAATAAAAAAAGTGCTTATAATTCTTCTGTAATTTTAGATAAATGTAAATTCCCTGATTGTTGTAGAAATGCTACAGATACACATCATATTAATGAACAAAAAGATTCTGATGAAAATGGTAATATAGGATCTTTTCATAAAAATAATTCCCATAATCTCATTCAACTTTGTAAAGAACATCATGATCAAATAACTTTTGGTAATTTAAGAATTAAAGGTTATATAGAAACTAGTGAAGGTAAAAAAGTAGATCATGAATATATTAATTCTGAAAAAAAAAAGAAAAAATTTAGTGATACTGAACAAAAAATGATTAAAGAATATTATGATAATCATAAGACTCTTAAGAAAAAAGATATACTTAATAAATTATTGTTAGAAAAAAATATAAATATTGGTATTCAAAGTTTTAATAAGATTATAACTAACGTATACTAGTTGCCATTGTAGCTAATTGTGCTATGGTTGTAGGATTTAAACCACCTGTTGCAACTGTTGCCGCAGCACTTATTAATAAACTTCTCGGAGTAATTCCGAATGATTTTGCTGTTTTTTCAAGTTTTTTACCAATGGATTTTGGTAATTCTATATGGGAATCAAGAGGTAATTCTGTTTTATTTTTATAACTCATTAAAGATTTTGTAATTGCTTCAGAATTTGTTTTAAAATTTACTTTTTTAGGTTTTTTATCTAAAATATCGGTAACTTTGTTTAATGCTTTCATTACATTAATTTTTTCCGTATTATTTAAATTACGCATTTTTTCTTTATTTTTTTCATTTGCTCTTTCTGAATCATAATAATCAAATGTAAATGGTATTTCTTCAGATAATATTACATTTACTACTCCTCCAAATGTTCTTAATAAACTTTCATAGAAAGTAATCAATAATTGATTCGAATTTGTTTTTATTTTTGATTTTAATTGATTCGTTTTCATTGCTGATTTAATTTGGACACTTTTCATCGTTGTTTTGGGTATTGGTTGGGGATTCATACTTCTAAGTGTTTTTGCTGTTTTCATTTGGTTTGTTGTAGGGTTTCTAGTTCTTAAGTTACTTTTTGGTATTTTTCCTAACATTTCATCGGTTCTTCTTTCAAATTCTTCATATGTTTTTGGTAAATCTTCATCTGAATCAACTTTTTCTGTAATTATACCGAACATACCATCATTTACTAATTTTTCCGCACCTAATTTTGATTGAATAGTATTTTTTATTAACCAATCTTTTATTTTTTCAGTACCTTCTGATTTCTGTCCATGTTTAATACAATATAACATCGCCCAATCAGCCATTTGTATTTTCTGTGAACTTTGACCTCTAATTGAATATTCTTGATCGTGTTTGAAACAACATTGATCAGTATCATTTATTGGAACATTCCAAGGATATGTTCCTTTCATAGGATGTCCTGCTATATTATTTAATAATGGTAGTAATGCCCAATATTTACTTTCTCGTAATTCTATTTTTGTCCCTGGACCACACGCATTACGACTAGGTATCCAATGTTTTTCTTCTCCACCTGATATAAAATATTGTAGTGATAAAGAATAACCTATACTTAAATGAAAAGATCTACCATCACCTGGTAATGTACACCTCCATGAAACTGATGGATGTCCATATGTTCCATCATTATAATCAACTATTTCATTATCAGGAACACCCAACCAAAGATTTCTATCAAAACCTGCTTTTTCATATTTGTTTTTAACACTCATCTTTTCATCACCCGTCAATGTGCTATACCAAATATATTCTTCTAGTAATAATGGATAATCTTTTTGTAACTCTTCCATAGCATTTCTAAATTCTGAAAATCTTTCTACAGCATCTGTTTCAAAATTAGAATATTTATTTTGAGGTTTAAATGGTGTTCGTCTATTATATGTCTTTAATTGTTTTTTTAAATTTTTATTTCTTTTACTTTTTTTATACTTAGTGTATGCACGCTTACTTAAATTTTTTATAGTTTTTTTAATACCACCACCTTTCCTAGTTTTTATTCTTTTATGAGTTCTTTTCATTATAATATAATATATATATAAAAATTTGATTTATTTTATAAAAATAATTATAAAATGACTAAAAAAGAAGAACTTTATATTGTTAAAGAACTTGTTGAAAAATATCCTGAATTAAAGACTTCCGTTGTTTCTGATGGTCAATTTAGAAAAAACGCAAAACATAAAATAATGGAAATAATTTCTGATGAAGATAAAAAACTTTACTTACAATGGGAGGAATTGAGAAATCAAAGGAAAAATATAGATAAAAATGAAGTTAAAGAAAATGAATCTAAAAAAGAAGTTAAAGAAAATAAATCTAAAAAAGAAGTTAAAGAAAATGAATCTAATAAAGAAGTTAAAGAAAATAAATCTAAAAAAGAAGTTAAAGAAAATGAATCTAATAAAGATTTAGATGATTTAAAAGAAGAGATTAAACATCTTAAAAATGTCCGTTCAAACCTTAATCATAAATTTATGGAAGAAAATAAAGAAAAAGAACAATACAAAGAAATGTATGAAAATACTAAATTAAAACTTGATGATTTAATTAAAGAACATCATAAAGTTTGTGTTGAAAGAAATAAATTAGAACTCCTTTGTGAAGGTCATGGTTGGGGAAAAGATAAACTAAAAGAATTTGAAAGATATAAAGAACATTATAAAAATTGTGAATGTGGGGTAAAAGGTTTTATTAAATAATATTTTAAATAAATTTGAATTTAAAAATTTCTTTTTATTATATAAATAAATGGCTGAAATTATTTCAAATATTAATAAGAGCAGATCTGTTATTAAAGAAATTTTATCAAATGAATGGGATACTTCTACTATAAAAGATTTATCTGATGACGAAGTATTAAAACTTTATGAAACTAAGGGTTCTGAACTTGATATAGGTCATGCTGGTGCTTTAACCATTACTCTGAAACATAAATACGTTAGTGGTTTTAATTTACATATATTATACTATAATTTTCAACAGTTAAATACACCTTCTACAAAAACTACTAAGAATTTTAAAGAAAAGATAAAACGTTTATATGATGATGCTAAATTTATTTTAGGTGATAATGTTATTATAATTATTAATGAAGAAATAACAGATACTCTTTTTAAAGCACTCCAATCTCTTAATGTTTCTATTGAACTATCAGATAGTCCTGATGGTGTTTTTGAAGGTATTAAGAAACATTATATTAAACCAGATCATATACTTCATAAAAGACATTTTGGTAAAGTATTTATGTTTAATTTACTTGAGTTATCAAATAATCTTTCTAAAAATAGATTAGTTCCAAAACATAAAATTATTCGTTCTGAAGAAGATATTAAAAAAATTCTTGACTCTTGTAATTCTACTAAAAAACAGTTACCTGTAATACACCCAAATGATATTATGGCAAGATATAATCTTGTTGTTCAAGGTGATTTAGTAGAAATTACTAGAACATCTAAATCAACTGGTAATTATAATTTCTATAGATTTGCTAGATAATTAAACATCTTTAATTTCTGAACCTAAATGAGAAGCATATAATCCGCTTATTTGTGAAAAATTATCTCTATTTACCATTTTCATTTTTAAACCTTTATCGCAACTTGGTGTTTTTTGATGTGTATAACCTACAATTACAAACATTATTCCTAAGAAAAATAAAAAGAAAATTATATTCATTTATTACAATTATATATTTTTTTTTATTTGTTATTATAAATGGCTTCATTACAACAAGTTATACAAAATCAAGGAAGGGAATTGAATTATTATAATACCCAAAAACAAATTCAATCTAATAGAAATTTAGCGCTTCAATTACAAAAAGAAGAAAGAAATTTTGGTTTCAAACCCCAATTTGATACTCAAGGCAATTCTAATTTATCTCAAAGAATTGGTGATGCTGAAAGAGCAGGTGCTTCTGATGAAGATATTGAAATTATTCTTTCCGAACATGATTATGTCCGTGATTCTATGTTATCACCAATGATGGAATCAGGATCACCATCTGTTCCTCAACCGGCCGCATCAACACCCCCTTCTAGACCTGCTTCTATTGTAAACCCTACACTTCCTCCGAATCCAACACCTTCAAGAACCCCTGATAGACCTGCAAGACCTGTCAAAAAAGATGAGAAAAAACCTGAGAAAAAACCTGAGAAAAAATTAGATTTATTAGGATTACTTAAACAAAATTTACCCCTTATTCTCCTTTTATTATTAGTTTTATTTATCGCTTATAAAGTTTACGATACTCCATCAAAAGGCTCAAAAGGTAAAAAGGGTAAAGGTAAAGGTAAAGGTAAAAAGAAATAAATTATAAATTTGTTTTTAAATAAATTATTTTTTTAAATGGAATCTTGTCATAATTGTTCTGAAATTGTTGAAAAACTCAATAAAGAATATGATATATTGTTTACTGAAAAAGAATTATATAAAAATAATTGTAATGAAAAAAATGATTTAATCATATCAATGATTAAAAAAGAATATATAAAAATGGATGAAATTATAAAAAGAAAAGAAGTAATAAATAATGTAGGAATTTATAATGTCTGTTGCGGGCAATTAACGGAATGTAGAAACTTTATAGTTGATTTATTTAAACTAATTTACTGTATTATTAAGATATACTAAATTATCTATACATTCGTAATTTTTTGAAGGAGCATATATCCCCTGTGCCGTTATCAAAGCACTTGTTCCTCCCACTACTACTAATGTTATTATCCATCCAGCAAATACCTTAAATGCTATTCTCCAATTTATTCCAGAACACCCCTTTAAATCATCTAAAGCTGCAACCCCCATCGTAGCACCCACCTGACAATGAGTTGTCGATAATGGTATCCCTAATCTACTTCCTATAATAATAATAGTTGCTGATCCTAATTCTATCGCATATCCCCTACTAGGTGTAATACAACATAATTTTACTCCTATCGCTTTTATAATCTTATATCCATACATTAATAAACCCACTGTAATACCTACTCCACCCATTCCTAATACCCAATAAGCATGATCACCCATATCTACTTTTTTACTCATATTTCCATTGTCCATATAAATAGAGATAATAGCCGCATATGGTCCAATCGCATTTGCTACATCATTTGATCCATGTGAAAATGAATCACAAATAGCTGTAAATATTTGTAGATATTTAAAACTTTCTTCAGTTTTTTCATCAAACTTCTCTGATTTATCATGAATAATTTTAACATGTTCATTTTTTATTATTTCTTCATGAATATCATAATTAATATTATTTTTTATTGTCGTTAAACATTTCTGACAATTATTCATTTCATCTGTTATTTCTATTTCATTATTGATAATACATTCTCTTTCCGGTGAATTTTGTATCTCAAATCTTTTTATTACATTCTGTTTCAATTTAGGTGTAAATGGAATTATTGCTAATCCTGATAAAATACCTATACATAATGATATTAATAAAGCTGATCCTTCAGATATATCATCTAATCCAATACCCTTTCCCCCTTTATAAATTATAAAGAATGAATTTAATATTAATGTAAGACCCACTAGGATTGGAAACAATACATATGCTTTGTCAAAACTATTCTCTCTTCTTAATACAGATAATCTTGTTATAAAAAATATAAAACCCGCGATAATTGCTGAAAATATAGGTGATAAAAACCATGATAAAATTATACCCGAAACACCACCTACATATGGAAAAGTATCTGATGCTTTATACCATATTACACAATCAGAACCACCAGCTAACATTGTCATTCCTATCATACCACCCACACAAGAATGTGTTGTTGATACAGGCATCTCAAAATATGATGCTATAAATAACCATAATGTTACTGATATTAATACACTAAAACAACCATAAATAAAAATATCAGGTGAATCTTCAAAACATTCATAATCTGCTATCCCCTTACGAATAGTTTTTGTAACATGACTACCCATTAATATTGCTCCAGCACATTCAAAAATGGAAGCTATTACTACCGCCGATTTTACAGTTAATGCTCGGGAACCTATTGAAGAAGCAAAGGCATTCGCTACATCATTTGCCCCTATGCCCATAGCAGCTGTAAATGATACAACACCCCCAGCAATAACCAACCATAAATAATCTAACATCATTAATTTAAGTATATTTTATTTTTTAAATAT